ATTTAAGTCCTGCTTCTCTGCGAGCCTTGTTAATAAAGTTCTTCTTTTGAACCTTCCAGTAGTAATCTTCACAGGCCTGGTCGAAGTTTTCTGGGAGGCAGATGAAGCGAACCTTGTATCCATTAGCTCTGAGGTCCTTTTTGAATTCTTTCATGGATGGGTATTCTCTTTCCATGATTTTGATTTTCCCGTTGTCCTTTACAGAAGCCAGATATTTAGTCATTTTCTTTTCCTCCAGTGTGTTTGAGTTAGAGTGTTTTGATTACAGTATTATTATATCAGAAGACTCTAGATTTGTAAATGGGTTTGGGGGAGAAACTTGAACTTTTTTCTCTGAGCCCAGCTGGATGGGTAAGGACCCCCGTAACCACCCAGGTGGAGGGGGGCCGTGGCCCTCCAGCCTATCACTATGATTATATTTATATATATCTATATCTATTATTGCAATTACGGGTTTTGAGGGGGTGTTTTTGTGAACCCCATAATATAACGAAACATAATAACGAGGTGGTCTGCTATAATATAACGAACATAATAACGGCTATAATATAACGAACATAATAACGGCTATATTATAACGAACATAATAACGGCTATATTATAACGAACATAATAGCAGAACAAAACCCCATAATATAACGAGTATAATAACGGCTATAATATAACGGGGTATAATAACGGGTGTAAACCCCATAATATAACGAGTATAATAGCAGGAGAGTTTCGCTATATTATAACGGACGTAATAACGAGTTGTCTATCATATAATATAGCAGGTGTAATAGCAGGTAAAAATCAAGAATTTTTCAGTTTACATTTACCCAAAATTCTGGTATAATTAAGGTGAAGGAGGTTTTGACCATGAGTTATACATATACATCTACTCTTGAGTGTCTCTTGAGAGTGAAAATCTCAGGAGGTATAGCAGAGGTATTTTTAGGAAAGTCTGGTATCGAGTACAACATCCAGGACAAATGGGACTGGGAGAAAGAGGGAGGCAAGGAAGATAAACGCAAATTCCTGCCAGACCACAGGCTCGCCAGTGTGGAAAAGGTGGACCAGTTTCTGCTAAATACCCTTAGCGAAGAGGGAAGAGCCTTAATAGGATATGAGAAAGGGGTTCTGTACTCGTTCAACTCAGTACATGACCCAGTCATTGTCTATTTCGGGAAGTTAAAACAACATGAGAGAAAGAAGAAAGGGCTTCCTACTCTTGAGTTAGAGGACGGAACAGTGTGCAGTAAGGCTGAGGACTACTGTAAGGCCTTCGGAATAGAGCCTACCTATACAAACAAGGGTAGAGTAATGAGATGGGCCAATAGCCAACATGTTCCTCGGAAGAAGCTAGAGAGTCCACAGGGACTGGTATATGAGCCAGAGAAGGTAGTAAACCTGGAGCCAACCAAAAATAGCTTTGGCAAGCCCTCTGTGGTCTTAAACTATAAGGGGTATGTTCCTATCAGGGGCTTTACGAACATAGTGGCAGCTTTTCCACAAATTACTCTTACTCAGGTAGCTTCCTTGTATAAGAGCTTTGGTCTGTCCCTACCTCAATCGGCAAAAAGGTTCTTCCGGGACAAAAAGAAAGGCTCGAACAAGTTTGAACTCATATCTCTCATAAAGAAATATGGGATGACCAAAAGTCACAGATATAAAGGGGAACTCTCCCTCTGGTCCTTCTCGGAGGAAGCTGGACTGGTAATAGCCAATGTACAAGAATTAGCCGACAGCTTAAAGAATGAGGGGGAGAACCTAAAGGCCAAAGAGGTACAGGAGATATGGGACTTGGTAATGTGTTAAGAGGGGGTTAAGACCATGAGTAGACCATGGGAGAATTTTACCAACCAAACCCAATGGAAAGAATACCTACAAAACCTGCTTAAAACCAATGACAAAGCTCTGTATAGAGCAATAGTTCTGATTTCGGACTATCAGACTCCTGAGGAAAAGGCTTTGGGAGTAACCATAGATAGTAATAAAAAAGGCTTCGGAACTGTGGATGCCAGATTTCTGACTTCCATGGCCCTGAAGATTAAAGGGGGAGTTTCACTAACCGAAAAGGAAAAGGCTATATGCCGAAACAAGATGCCAAAGTATTGGCACCAGTTGTACTTAATTTCAAAGAAAAAGGAGAAAAATCATGAAACCAAAGAAGAACAATCCAATCACAACAATTCTAGCAGTAATCTATGCCCTGCTACTGTTCCTGACCCCAATAGTAATGGTACTCCAGCTTAGGGAGTTAACTCTGATAAGGAAAAATCAGGAAGTAAAGCCCCTTATGGTACCTGGAGACTATTTTGAGGGGGAAAGGGAAGAGAGGGTTTCCATATCTTATACTAATAGAGAAGTCACTCATCAGGAAATAAACATGTTGGCCCAGGTAATTTATAACGAAGCCCAGGGAATCCCCGATAAGGCCCATCAAGCTGCAGTAGTCTGGTGTGTACTTAACAGACTTGATGATGGATACTGGGGAGATACTGTGACCGAGGTAGTTACTTACCCACACCAATTCGCTTACTACCCAGATACCCCAATTATGCCCGAGTTTGTATTACTGGCTCAGGATGTGGTAGACCGATGGATTTTAGAGAAACAGGGTTTTGACTATGTGGGGAGAGTAATCCCACAAGACTACCTATTCTATTGGGGAGACGGGGAATACAACCATTTTACCACGGAATGGAAGGGAAATGACTATTGGGATTGGAGCTGGGAAAGCCCATACGAAGGAGGTATCACTCTATGAACGAACAGGAAGAGTATATAAAGGAGGTATATGAGTCCATGTAGAGAGAGCTTCGGCTCTCTCATTTTTTTTTGAGAAATCTTCGAAAAACCCATTTACAAAATCGTATGAGAATGATATAATGATAATGTAATCAAAAACAACAACACCTTAAAACTAGGAGGAATTCAAAATGACAATTCGTACAGCAACATGGAATTCGGTAGGAACCACAATCAAAACTGCAACTTCTGTGGAAGAAGCTCTGAAGATTTCTCATCTCGACTACACAGTGGAAAAAGTTCCGGTATATCTGGAAAATGGAACCCCAATCCCAGGAGCTTTCTGTACCAAGAAAGAAGGAACCGATGAAACCTTCGGAGTGGTAGGTTCTCAGTTCGAAGTAATTCAGAACATTGAAGCTCTCAGCTTCGTAGATAACCTGGTAGCCGAGGGCCTTACCTTTGAAAAAATCGGAGAAAACCACAAGATGCTCTATCTCATCGGTAAACTTCCAGAAATCGAAGTTCTGGGTGATAAGGTTACCCCTTACCTCATTTTCCAGAACTCTCACAACGGTAGTACCACTCTTAAAGCTACAATCGCTCCTCTCAGAATCGTCTGTCAGAACCAGTTCAACCTGACCTTCAGAAAGGCTCCAAACAAAATCAGCCTCAGACATACAAAATCCATCAAAGGAAAACTCCATACTGCACAGGAAGTGCTCATCCAGAATACCGAATACCTTTCGGAGTTCCAGAAACAGGCTCTTCTGATGGCTGAAGCTAAGGTTTCTAAGAAACAGGTAGATTCCCTGGTAGATGAAATCTTCGAAATTAAGGCTGACCTCAACCCAACTCAGGTAAGAAGAATCGAAGAAAAAAGAGAAAGATTCCTTACTGCATATAACTCTGATGACAACCAGAACTTCATCGGAACCCAGTGGGGACTGGTCAATGCATATACTGATTACGTAACCCACAAACCCCTCAGAAAATCCACTGAGCAGGCTCTGGAAAACCACTTCATCAAAACCACCCTGAAGGGTTCCATCAATGAATTCGTAAAAAGGGTATCTCACCTGGGATAATTAAAGGGGGGCTTCGGCCCCCTATTATAGATTTGATAGACTCTATCTTTTTTTTGAGAAAACCCATTTACTTTTCAATGGGTTTCTGATATAATAACAATGTAATCAAAACAACCCTTAAGGAGGAACTCAAATGAACGAAAAGATTATCTCTCGAATTGAAAAGCTCTTAGCCCTGGCTGGTAACAACCCATCTGCAGAAGAAGCTCAGGAAGCTATGATGAAGGCTCAGGAAATGATGGCTAAATATAATCTGGACCTGTCCCAGATAAAGAACCCATCCTCTGAGAACAAAGAAGCTGTCCATGACTACGTAAAAGGATACCATAACACGGCCTGGGCACTCTCCCTGGCTAAAGTTATCTGTGACAACTTCCGCTGCAACCTGTTAAGGGCCCCAGGATATGGCTTGGTAATCATAGGTCTTAAGGAGGATGTGGAAATCTGCAAGACTGTTTTCCTCTTTGCTGCCAACGTACTGGACAAGAACATGGCAAAGCTCAGAAGACAGTACCGTAAGAAGGGTCTCCCCACAGAGGGAATCTCAGGAGACTACTCCGTGGGCTTTATAGCTGGACTAAAGGCTAAGTATCAGGAACAGGTAGAGAGAGAAGGATGGGGCCTGGTACTGGTAAAGGACTCCGCTGTAGTAAAATACACCCAGGAAATCATCAACCCAAACAAAAAGGGAAGCAGTGGTAGAAGGCTCCATACTTCTGGAAACTCAGAACTATACTTTAAAGGATATCATGACGGAAAAACTCTGGGTAATCCCCATGAGTGTTTAGCATAAGGAGGAAATAACATGAGAAGATACACAGACCTTCAGGTATTAGAGGAAGCTCAGGAAATGTTGAAGGAAGGGTCCAGTACCCTCTCAGTAGCTGATAAGCTGGGAATCCCACAGACTACCCTATGGGGGCATCTCAACTACAGACTGAGGATGCTAGACCACTCTCTCTATTTAAGGGTTAGAGAGAGGTTGGAAAATAACTTTAAGGGAGGAGGACCAGGAAACTGGGGAAACTGGAAACCTAGACCCTGGAAACCTCAAGAATAAACCTATTTACAATCCCTTCTTTCTGTGATATAATTACTTATGGAAAGGGGGGATTCCTTATGGCCCGAAATAAAGGGAATGAACCATTTATTCGTGGTACCCATTACCTAACCGAAGCTGGAGTGGAAACCACTGAAGTTAGAGCCAAGATACTACAAAGAAGACTTCAGATTCTAGTACACTCCGCTTTATACTATGGAATGGGGGAAAGTCTGGTTTCTGACTATACCTGGAATAAGTGGGCTCAAGAACTGGTTAAGCTCCAAAAGGAGAATCCCACAATATCTGAAAGAGTAGATTATCATGAGGCCTTTGAAAACTTCGATGGCAGTACGGGATTTGACTTACCATACCGACATCCAGAGATAATGACCAAAGCTCAGTACCTACTCAATATTCACAGAAGAGAGGAGAATTTACATGGAACACTTAGAAACCAAACTGATAGACCAGACTCTAGAAATGATGTCATTAGACTACTTTTTCCCAAATAGCTCAGCCTGGAAGAAGTTTGTGGTAGACGCTCTGACAGTTTGTGCACCTATGGACTTTTTCTTGATTCCCGCTAGTTCCTCAGGAAAATACCATCAGGGGTATGAGCTGGGGGTAGGAGGTTTGGTAAGACACACCATGGCTGCCATGACTGTAGCCAAGACACTTTTTCCTCTGTATCACTTTGACCTGGAGGAACAAAATCAGATTATGGCGGCTTTGGCTTTACATGACATAGCCAAGCCGAGCAAGACCCATCCAATAGAGGCCAAACTGGTATTAGAACCTATCAGGGACAAGTACTATAGATACCTGGAGAGAGTTATCCCCCTGATAGAGTCCCACCATGGTCAATGGGATTGCTTTGGTAAACTACCCCAGGCCAAATCAACCAGACAGCAGTTTGTTCATCTGTGCGATTATATAGCCTCCAGAAAGAACATTGCTATAGATTTTCAGTATAGGGAGGAATCATGATGATTATCGTAGAGCCACATGTGGAGGAATTATTCTTGCCACCTAGACCCATTGCTTATTCACTAATCGAATCAGCGGGTAGAACCTGTTATAAATCCGAAAGAAAGGAAGGGGACACCCCAGAGAAGTTCATTCAGAGAGCTATGAAGAGAAAACACTTTTCTCTTTTGGAACATGTAAGTGTAACCCTGAGAATAACCTGTGATAGAGGGATAAGCCATGAGCTGGTTAGACACCGATTGGCTTCCTACTCCCAGGAAAGTACTCGATACTGTAACTATCAATCCGAAAAGTTTGGAAGCACTCTTTGTTTCATTCTCCCAAGCTACTTAAAGGATAAGCCCTACCCCTATAATTTGTGGGTGAAATCCTGTAGAGAGGCAGAACAGGGTTACTTTGAACTTCTGAAGGCTGGACTGACCCCGGAAGAGGCTAGGGGTGTATTACCAAACTCCCTAAAGACAGAAGTGGTGATGACCATGAACCTGAGAAACTGGAGACACTTCTTGGAGATGAGATACAGTGGGGTTACTGGAAGACCCCATCCCCAAATGTTTGAAATCGCTGAGAAGGTATACCAGCTCCTGGTAAGGGAATACCCCGTGATTTTTAGGGACCTTACCCCATACTCAAAAATGTCAAGAATTTAAGGGGTTTACAAAATCCAAAAATAGTGGTATTATATAAACAACCCCACTAAGGGAATAAAACCAATACACAATTTCAAGGAGGAAACAAATTATGGCAAAGAACAAAAGACCAAAATGGTTGGAAAGTGAAACACCTGAACTTCTGGATGTGCTGAAGGGCATTCTCGGTCAGGAAGAAATCGAAGAAAAGGAAATGTCCAAAGCCCAGAAAATCGTGGATGAACTCATCGGCCGTCTTCCACAGGAGGAAGGCAATATCTCTGTAGGGGAAGCTATCCAGAGAGCTGCTGATGCTGTATCTGTATCCCTGAACAAAATCCAGGAGGCCTACCAGAACGAGATGTCTGCTACCCTGGAAGAATCCGACTCTGGGGAGGATGAGGATACCAAGGAAGAGGAAGAGCAGGAACAGGAAGAAAAAAAGGGGAAGAAAGGTCCTTCAAAAGCTTCCGACAAAAAGTCCTCGAAGAAATCTTCTAAAAAAGTAGAAGAGGAAGAGGAAGAGGAAGAGGAAGAGGAAGACGAAGACGAAGATGGTGAAGACTACTCTGATTGGTCCACCAAAGACCTCAAAAAAGAATGCCGTGACAGAGGCATCAAGGTAACCAAGTCCATGGGCAAATCTGACTTGGTAAAAGCCCTTGAAGCGGATGACCAGGAGTAATAAGCTCCCATCCTTAAAGTAACCCTGGGGGGAGTAGTTCTACTGCTCTCCCTATTTTTATTAAGGAGATAAACAAATGACCAAGGCCATACAGTTTTTGGATAAGATTTACTCCCTTCAATGTGAGAAAGGGGACTACGTTATCCTGTCGGCCAAAAAGGGTAATAGCTGGAGGGATATCCCCCTAAGGTACGTTCCCCCATTTAAAGACAAATTGGAGAAATTCTTTAGGGAGTATACCCCCGAAGAGTATGACCTGTACTGGTCCCCCGTTCCCTACTCTGAACCTCGTAGAAAGAAAGAGTTCGTACTGGATACCAAATTCTTGGCCCAGGATATTGATGAATATGAAGACCCTCAATCCCTGAAACCTTCCCCCAGCTATATCTGGGAAAGTTCACCAAACAAATATCAAGGCCTGTGGGAACTAGACAGATACATGGAGGAGGGAGAATATACACCACTCAATCGAGGTTTAGCCAAACACATAGGCTGTGATGATTGTTTTGATATAGCTCACGTTTATAGAATACCAGGAACCATCAACCACAAGTATAAGAACCATCCCACGGTGGGAGACTGTAATTCCAATGGTATAATATACAAGCCCAAAAACCTTAGAAAGATGATTGGTTCCTCCCAGAAGGATAAACCCCCAAAGGAAACACCAAAAGACCCTTCTAATGAATCCCAGAATATCCAGGAAAGGAAAATATACGCCAAGTACTCTATACCACAAAAAATCAGGAATCTCTTGGCACTAACCAATCTGGAGGGTCGGGATAGGTCCAGTACTATCTGGTACGTTGAACACAAACTGCATGAGCTGGGAATGTCTCCTCAGGAGATAATCTTTCTGGTCAAAAACAGTGTGTTCAATAAATACAAGGGAAGGTCTGATGAGGATTCTCGACTTGAAAAGGAGTTAGAGAAAATCATATCTGGAGAAATATCCTCCAATGAAGAAGAGGTTACAGAAGACTCTCTTAAGGTATCCAACTTCCAAGAGGTAATGGGTAACAGTAGTACCTTCGAAGGATGGTTAGTAAAAGGCTTCTGGGGAAGAAGGTCCCACGGAATTGTGGCGGGAATGCCTAAGTGTTTCAAGTCCACTCTAGTACATGACCTGATAGTATCAGTAGCCAGTGGTAAAAAGTTTCTCGGTAAGTATGAGGTAATAGACCCAGGTCCAGTACTGGTGATTCAGAATGAGAATGCTGACTACATCATGAAGGACCGTACTGAGAAGATAATACTCAACAGAGGATTGGAAGGAAAAGTGGAAAGAGTAAACTCTCACAGACTGAAAATAGAGTTCTCTCCTGACCTTCCAATAAGCTTTATCAATCAGCAGGGCTTTACCCTAAGTAACCCTGAACACCGAGAACAGGTGGAAAGGCTGATACAGGAACTATCTCCTGTGCTAGTGGTATTTGACCCCCTGTATCTGATGTTCGAAGGGGACCTGAACTCCTCCAAGGAACTCAACCCCATTCTGAGCTGGTTGTTGAACCTGAAGAATCAGTACAAAACCAGTGTAATGGTGATTCACCACTATAATAAGGGTAGTCAGCAATCTGGAAGCCTTAAAGGGGGAGCTAGGATGGCTGGCTCAATCATGTTATATGGTTGGGTCGAATCAGCCTGGTACTTAACTAGGTCGGATGAAGAAGAAGAGGATATACCTCCTTCACAAGACCATGACTTGGACGCTTGTATCTCCTCAGGCTCAGCCACAGTTACCCTATCAAGAGAGTTTCGAATGGCTGGAAGCTTCCCTGATGTGGATATTCACTTCGAACTGGGTGAAATTGGAGACCCCAAATATAAAGTGGATGTCACTAGAACCGGTCTCCCAGTGGTTAGAGTTCACAATCTGGAGGAAGAGGTACTTCAACAGCTAAGGACCCACAACAGGCCGGTAACCAAATCCTTCTTGATAGAGCAGATGGGTATAGACAGGTCCACCATGTCCGAGTTACTGGATGGACTCTTAAAATCCAAGAAAATAGTTTTATCAAATGGAGGATATACCATTTCAAATTCCTAAAATATATGATATAATGTAAATAACCCAAAACAAAGGAGGTATACAATATGATTATTGTAACGGGTATGGATAACACAGGAAAAAGCACCCTGGTTGATAAGCTGGCTGAGGAGTACAACTTAACCAAAGTAAAGTCCATGGGTCCAGAATTTACCAGGGATGAAAAAAATCTGTGGATAATGGACCAGGTTGGCAGAGACCAGAGATTTTCTAACCTATTAATCTTTGACAGGTTCCTTCCATTCGAGGAGATGGTTTATGGAAAGGTTCTCAGGGAAGAAAACATTTATACTCTGGATGACCCTTACCTGCAGGCTCTCAAGGGATGTAATCCCCAAATCATTTACACTCGTCCTTCCTCTCGGACCATTTTTAACTGGGATGACAGACCACAGATGCCGGGGGTAATTCATAGAGGCAAAGACCTTCTGGCTGCCTGGGATGACCTTATGTGGAGCCTGATTGCTAGAGGCTGGAACGTGGAGCTCTATGACTATACTGTGGTAGGTCCTCTGGATAAGGTTACTTTCCCCGAACTGGCAATCACAAAAAACGCGCAATATTAAGGAGGAATAGGCATGAATATCAACCACGCTGTAGAAGAAAAAATCCAGGGGGATATGCTTAAGGCCATTTTCGACCGACAGAAGTCCCTGATGGACAAATATCATGACATCGAGGCTAAAAGTGGTCTGCTGCAGACCCCAGACTGTCCAGTAAACCTGGATGACAAAAGAGGTCAGGCTAGAATCAAAGACTTCTCCTGGAGAGTCACAGAAGAGCTGGGGGAGGCTCTGGATGCTAAAAACCAGAATGACCACTATCAGGAAGAACTCATCGATGGTCTTCACTTCCTGACCGAACTCACCATTCTGGCTGGTAAAGACTATGATACTCTTACGGACGAGGTATCCCCATATTGCCCAGATAGACTTTGTCAATTGGTAGAGGATGCCCAAGACCTGATGCTGTACTACGAAAGTGATAGGCTCGACTTCTGGGTAACACATTTTATCGAAGACATTGGCATGATGTGCAACTGCCTGAAGAATAAGCCATGGAAACAGTCCATGATGAAAACTGATAGAGAGGCCTTTTATGTCAAGCTGAATGATACTTGGTGCTCCTATATTACAATTCTGGTAGTATCTGGAATGACTGCTGAGGATATAGCTAACACCTATCTGAAGAAGTCTCAGGTTAATCAGTTCAGACAGAGAAGTAACTACTAGGAGGTCAAGGGGTGTTATACAGAGAGTATCCTGATTTCAATACAGCTTATATGGAGCTGAATAGGGAAATACTCCAAAATCCCCATCTGGTAGAATACCTAAACACTACAATGGGGGGAATAGATGACATCAGCATAAAGGTGTCCTCCCCCCAATGTGATAGAATTGACCTGGGGGCTTTAGGGTATAAAAGGAATAAGTGGGACCATCTGGTCAAAACTTACCTGGGACCTGAAAAGGTGGAGGAGTTAAAACACCTTGGGGAGAAGATAAAGGGCCTAAGTGCTGGATTCGACTTCCTCAGAAAAACCACAAGCAATGGAGCCTGTATGAGGGAGATAATCATCTCCAGACACAAAAGAGGAAAACCCTGGGACACCATTACTGTGGTATGGAGAACCACCGAACTCCAGAGAAGGTGGGCTGCTGACTTGATTCTGATATACCGAATCATGGAACTGATTCCTAACAGTAATTTCAAGACCATCAACCTGAAACTGACTACGGCTTATCAATCAGCCATGTATATCATCCCTCTGGTCTCTCCCGTGTTCGGTCTTAAAATATCTGACTTAGACCCAAATCACTTTTACACCAAGGTAATTATCACAAGGGAGAGGAAATATTATATTCCCGAACATTCTCCACATAACATGCTCTCCTCTGGTCAAAAAGTAGTAGACCTTTACAAGGCCTATGAAAGAGGAGAGAACCTTCCAAAAATAACTTACAAGGAGTGTATCTTATGAGAATCTACGTAGATGCTATGGAAATGATTGAAGAAACCAAAAGGGACCTGGCTGAAATGGGCATTGTGGTAAGACCCGCTACCATGCAGGATAAGTATATTAAAGGTAACCCAGACTATGAAACCAGAGAACTCCAGAACTACAGCTACTGTATCCTGGATGCAAAATCTGCTGATATTCCGGGAGTAACCCAGCCCTGGGCTGATGCCGAATTCGAGGAAAGAGTTACTGACCCTTGGGTGAGATGTCCAGATGGTAAAGGGTATCCCAACTACATTAACCCCGGTAAAGCCTGGGAACTCCGAAAAGAAGTCTGGTCTGAATATATGCATGATGGGAGAATGGCCTATACCTACAATGAACTCCTGTGGCAGAATGACCAGCTGACTAAGGTAATCAACCGCCTGAAAGAAGACCCTGACTCCCGTCAGCTGTGGATTTCTCTCTGGAACCCAGAAAAGGACCCAGACTTTCTGGGGGGAGTTTCCCGAGTACCATGCTCTCTGGGATATGGTCTTCAGGTAAGGGACGGAAAGCTCAATCTGCATTATGTAATGAGGTCCTGTGACTTCGCTACACATTTCCGAAATGATGTATACCTGGCAATCAAATTCCTGGAGTGGGTAGCTGAGAAGACTGGGTATCCGGTGGGAAGTTTCACCCATACTATTTTCTCACTGCATGTATACAATAAGGACGTGGAAGGGGTATTCTAATGGAGTGCAATAGCTGTAATCTTTGCTCTTTCTCTGACCCCACCTGTATCTGGGGTAGTGGAAATCCCAAAGCTTCCATTATGGTTATCAACAGCTATGCTAGTGAAAACGATGAAGAGATGGGGGAGGCTGTTATGCCTTCCTCTCTTGTTGAAAAGCTGGAGGAGTTAGGGATATCCCCTGAAAAGGTATACTATACTAATGCAATAAAGTGTTCCTGTCCAAGAGGAACCAAGTTCAAGGTTGGAGACATCAAAAAGTGTAAGGTACACTTAGACCAAGAGATTGCTGAGGTTAAGCCCAAGTATGTTTTGGTACTGGGAGCACAGGCTCTCAAGGCCACAGTAGATGGCTCTATCACCAGTTTAAACGGTGTAGCTGTAGAGAGAGATGGAATCCAGTATATGCCTTCCTATAGCCCAGGGATAGTGTATAGAGACCCAGGAAAAGCCCCCTTTGTGGATAAGGCCATGAACAACTTTAGAGCTATGGTGGAAGGAACCCTGGAAGAAGTTCCAGAACTGGACCTTAGGGTCATAACCAACATGAGACAACTCAACAGGGCCTTTAGATATCTGGAGGAAAATGGATACTTCTCGCTTAGCTACGACATAGAAACCACGGGGCTCAATAGATTTGAGGATGAGGTAAACCTGTTTGGGTTTGGGAATGATAAGGTACAATACATCATCCCTATGGAAGCCCCACTAAGCCCTCTGAGAGGCCTTAGGATAGCTCAGGCTAAACTTATAACCAGAGCCATAAAATGGCTTAACGCCAACGCCAGGACCCTTATAGCTGGTAATGGTAAGTTCGATGACCTGTTCCTGGAGTATAAGTTTAGGTGTAAGCCCCAAATTACCTTTGACGTAGTACTGGCTTCTCACATCTTAAACGAGAATACTCCCAATGGTGTAAAGGAGAATGCTATCCTGGAGTGTAATGCTCCAAACTGGGACGTAGATAAGAACCTGAAGACTGGAAAATATTCCACCCCAGAAAAGTATCAAGAGTATCTAACATACTTGGCTTATGATATACTGTATGAGTATAAATTGTATAAGGTATTCTACCCTAGAATCAAAAAGGACAGTTCCCTCAAAAAGCTGTTCTTCCATCTCTATATGCCTGGAATTCGAGCCTATGAGGAAGTAGAGTCCAGAGGGGTTTACATATACCCCCAACAGTTCAAAAAGGTAAGAAGGTATCTAGAGAGTAAAAGAGCCGACATTGAGAGGGAATTAGTAAAGCTGGCTGGAAAGGAAATAAACTGGAACTCTCCAACTCAGATACAAACCCTGATTTATGAAGACCTGTCACTACCTGTGATAGAGAGAACCGAATCAGGAGCCCCTTCCACCAGTGAGACCACATTAAAGCAGTTAAGGGAACAACACCCGATTATAGACAAGATTCTGGAGTACCGGGGAGTAAACATACAAATCTCCCACTTCATAGATGGGTGGATAGACCGTATGTGGGGGCAGAGACTGTTCCCAAGTTTTAAACTCCATGGAACTGTTACGGGTAGAACCTCCTGTACTGACCCTAACCTTCAGCAAGTCCCCCGTGACCCTACTATCAGGAATCTGGTGGGTGCCCCAGAAGGCTGGTCCTTTGTGGAGATAGACTATTCACAGGCTGAGCTTAGAATAGCTGCAATAATGTCTGGAGATGAGACCATGAGCCGAATCTATGCTACGGGGGGAGATATCCATACTCACACTTATGAGATGATTTCCGGTGAAAAGGTATCAGATGACAAATACATAAAGAAGGAACAGAGAAAGAAGGCTAAGGCTGTAAACTTTGGATTCGTTTATGGAATGGGCTGGAGAAAATTTAAGGAGTATGCTCGTGATACCTATGGAGTAACTCTTACAGACAAAGAAGCTCAGGAATGGAGAGAGAAATTCTTCCGGGTATATCACTCTCTCCCTAAATGGCACTCCAAACAACGTAGGATAGTACAGTCCCTGGGACAGGTAAGGAGTCCAATTGGTAGAATCCGGAGACTCCCTGATATCTACTCCACTGACAAGTCCAAGAAGGCTGAGGCCGAAAGACAGAGTATCAACTCCCCAGTACAGGGGTTTGGTTCTGACCTCACAATTCTGGGGATGTCTGAGATAATGAAGAAGTCCTCCTACTGTGACCCAGATTATGCTCTGGATGATGAAAAATTCTATGTGGTTGGTACAGTACATGATGCTACCCTGTTCGAGGTAAAGAATGACTACCTTATGGAATTCTGTCCCAAGGCCAAACACATATTGGAGAACCCACTGGCTCTCAAGGAAGTATTCCATTTCGAATCCCCCGTGCCTATCGTAGCCGACGTAGCAGTGGGTAGGTCCTGGGGAGCTGGTAGAGAACTCCACATGGACCCGGGAGATGAGACCTGGAAACAAGAGATACAAGAATATCTGGATAGCTTGAAAAAATCCTAATTTACCCATTTACAAACTCTTGATGATATGGTATAATATAAACATACCAAACAACAACACTTCTTAGGAGGACACAACAATGAAAAAGATTTCTAACTCTGGCTGCATCCCCAACTCCTGGCACAAGGCTCTCAATCAGTCCCACTCCAAGACTGTAATCCTGGCCAAAATCCTTAAGTCTGGAAAGACTGGTAAGCCTCGTGAGTATGAACTGTTCGGCTCCGAAAAGACCGCTGAAGATGTAATCTCCAGACTGGAGAAGAACAATCCCGGAAGCCACTGGGTTAAGGCTTAAGAAGAGAATGATTCAAGAATGACCCCCATTTACAGGGGGTCTTCTTTATGATATAATAATACAGGAAAGGAGGTAAAACCTATGGCAGAAATAATCAAGATATCAAACTCCAAGATTACCACTTGGAGAAGATGTCATAGAGAATTCAACTACAAATACGTCCAGAAGCTGAGACCCAGGAAAAAAGGTATAGCCCTTTCTAGAGGTTCCATTATTCATGAGTGTATCGAAGCCTATGACTCTGGGAGGTCCTGGAGAAAACCCTTCAACCATTTTTCTAAGGAGTTTTACAAAAACACCATGAAAGATGAGATTGTGGAGTTTGGGGATATTCCTCGCATGGTAGAGGAACTCATGGAAAACTATCAGGTCTTCTATGAGGAGGATGGTTTACACTACCTGGGGAATGAGGTTCATTTTGAACTGCCCCTTATGGAAGGAGTAGTAGTAGAGGGGTACTTAGATGCTCTGGTAGAGGATGAGAAAGGGGATATATGGCCCAAGGAAACCAAAACCTATAAAAAGGACCCGGACTATGATTTCCTCTTACTGAATACCCAGTCGGCTCTATATACCTGGGCTGTAATGGAAATGGGGTATACCCCTAAGGGAACTCTCTGGGACATTATAAAGGCCAAGGAGCCATCAGTACCACAGGTTCTGGCTAGTGGAAAAATATCCCAAAGGGCTGTGGACTCCACACCATACACTGTAGCCAAGTTCCTCAGGTCTCAGGGTCTTAACCCCGATGACTATCCAGACTTGATGGGGAAGGTATCCTTTAAGAATTATTTCCAGAGACATAAGGTTAGAGTAAGTATCCCAGTGGTTAAGGGTATTATGGGGGATTTCAAATCCACTGCCCAGGAAATTCTGGATAGGGGCCCACTTCTCTGTGATAGAAACCTGGGCAAGGGTTGTGCTTGGTGTGATTATAAACCCCTCTGTCAAGCTGAACTGATGGGACTGGATACTGGATTCATCAGAAAGAAACAATTCGAAGTTGTAGAGAAAGAAGGTAGAGTAAATGGCAAAGGTAAGTAAAGCATCCAAAGGCTCCAAAATAGAATCCCGGTTCAAGGACCTGCTGGACATAGAAACCCCCACAATTCTCACTCTGTATGGTAGACCAGGAACAGGCAAAACCACCATAGCTTGTACCGCTCCAAAGCCACTGCTCCTGATAGACATCAAGGACAAGGGTACTGACTCTGGAAAAAGAGAAGACCTGGAAAGAGGAGACATCACAGTATTTGAACTGGAAAGCTTTGATGAAATCTATGAACTCTATGATTACATTCAGGACAACCCCGACCGCTTCAAATCCGTGGCTATAGACCACATGACTGCTCTTCAGGACCTGTGCCATCTGAAGGTTCAGGAGGAGGAAGGTAAGGACCACATGTCCCAGCAGATGTTCGGTATTTCTTCCGGATACTTGAAGGAAATCATCAACCTTTATAAGGACCTCACAAACCTGGGGATTACTCCTATCTTTCTATGTCAGGACCGTATGGAATCTGGGGATGGGGAAGGAGAGGACCAGTTACTCCCCGAGGTAGGACCAGGTCTAATGCCTTCTGTGGCTCGTACCCTATGTGCTGCCTCCCGAGTTATTGGTCATACCTATCAGTATGAGAGGGTAGAGAAACTGGAAGGGGCAAAGGTCAGAAGGTCTGTGGAGTTTAGGCTTAGACTGGGGCCAAACCCCTATTACATCACCAAGGTTACCCGGCCCTATGGAACCCCCTGCCCCATGTTCTTGGTAGATGCTACCTATCCCGATATAATCAAGATTGTTAGGGGTAGATGGTCCGAAGGGGAAGTCAAGAAAAAAGGTGGAGATATCAAGAAAAAACTAAAGAAACGGTAGTTTACAATTCCACAAATATCTGATATAATAATAATGGCCAAAACAAATAAGGAGGTATTTAACATGGCTAGAAAATCAAGAGAATCATCTGTAAACATTGACCTCTCGGGAGTAGAGGTATCCAGAAAGGTTATCCCAGAAGGTACTTATCAGGTAGTGGTAAATGAGGCTAAGATGGGTAAGTCCAAGGAGGATAAACCAAAGGTAGCCTTCGAATTCGAGGTTTCCGAAGGACCTAACAAAGGCTTTAAGCTGTTCGAAAACTGTTCTCTGCAGCCACAGGCCCTGTTCAAGCTCAAATCCCTTCTCATGGCTCTGGAGGTAGATATTCCAGATGGAGCCTTTGACCTCAACCTCAAAGACCTGATTGGTCTGACTTGTGAGGTAGAAGTGGGTCATGAGGTATATGAAGGTAAGAAGAGAGCCAGAATCCTGGAATTCATCAACCCCACTGAATCCGGAGAAGAAGACGATGATGATGAAGGTGATGATGGGGATGGAGGTTCGGAGGACCTGGAAGAACGTCTGTCTGAGATGGACAAGGAAGAGCTTAAAGAGCTGGCTCTCGAACTGGAAATCCCCAAGAAGAAGGTTCTGGCAGCCAGGAAGGTCACCGCTCTGGTTGAGCTGATTATGGAAGAGGCTGAGGAAGGGAGTATCCTGGCTGCTCTGGATTCTGATGACTCAGATGATGAAGATGATGAGGACGATGGTGATAACGATGATACCCCTGACTACTCCGAAATGTCCCTGGCTGAACTGAAGACTGAATGCAAAAACAGAGGCCTGAAGGTTAAGAAGGGGATGGACGAAGAGGACCTCATCGAAATGCTGGAAGAGGACGATGAGGAATGATACCACTGGTTTGTGGAACCTCCCTTCTAAATGGCAAGTAAACCCGAAACCAAAGTGGTCAAGGGCATAATGGGAATGCTAAATGAGCATTTCCCAGGATTCTGGTTCAAAACCCATGGGGGGCTCTACCAAAGGGTAGGGCTTCCCGATATCTTAGGAGTCCACAGGGGTAGATTCGTAGGAATAGAGGTTAAGTGTCCAGGAAAAGAGAATACCCTGACCATGGTACAAAAAACTACCTTAGCTAAAATTCGAAGGTTCGGAGGGGTGGGGTTTATGTCCACATCCCCAGAACACACTGAAAAACAACTTAGAAAGGAAATGAAGTTATGGCCAATACCAATGAAAAACTCAAAGTATTAAAATCCATTCACCAGAAGGAAGAAGCTCTCTATGCTGAAAGAAACCAGAGATATGGAGACAGCTTCTCCTCTACCTATAACAAAAGGGGCCCAGCGACTCTCCTGATTAGACTGGAGGATAAACTCTCCAGAGTAGACAATCTTCTGTCCAATGGACTGATGGAAAGCGATGGAGAATCTGTGATTGATACCCTCATGGACCTTTCCAACTACGCTAACATGGGAATCATGGAACTCATGGACCCAGGGGAAGGGGAGAAGGCCTCCAAAAAGAAAAAGCCCAAGAAGGATACCCCTAACAAGGAACCCAAGGAAGGACCTCTGGACTCTCTCAGCAAGAAACAGCTGATTGAGGTAGTATCCCAGCTCGGAGGAACTGTGCCAAAGAAGACCAACCGTGAAAAACTGATGGAAGCTATCCACAAATACCCTATGGCCGACATTGCTATGGCCATTACCTCCTTGGGTATTGGAGATATTGATTCTTCTGAGGAGGATACAGATGGAGAAGAGGAATAAAAAATCTCTCTATCCTCATCAAGAAGAAGGCGTTAGAAGGGCTCTACAAGAGCCCTTCTTTGCCTTGTTTATGGAACAGGGGACAGGGAAAACAGCAGTAGCCATTAGAACACTGGTGAAGAGGTTTAGGGAGCAAGGGCTCCATCGGGTAGCAATATTCGCCCCCAATACTCTTATATACAACTGGTCTATCGAGATAAAGGAATGGGCCGACCTGCCCAAAAGCCAGGTGAAGATTCTGAGGCTGGAAGGGAAGAAGTCAGATTGGGTAAACCAGTTAGACCAATTTAGAAAATATGACCCTGAGCTTTGTACCAAAAAGGAACTAGCTCTAAGAGGTAGGAAGGCAGACTTCCTGAAGAATCACAAACCCCCCCTCATGATACTATTGATAAACTATGAAAAGGCTAGACTAATAGAATCCCAGCTTAGGAAACTAAGGATACAGTCTCTAGTAGCCGATGAAAGCCAAAGACTGAAGAGCCGAAATGCTCAGGTATCCAAGGCCATATATAGGGTAACTCGTAACTGTGATACCAGAATGCTACTGAGTGGAACTCCCATGAGTAAAGGATATGAGGACCTGTTTATGCAGTACAAGATAATGGACCCTGAGATTTTTGGGGAGAACTATTCTGACTTCGAATCTCGGTATATCACAAAGGGGGGATATATGGGAAAGGAGATTGTGGGGTATCAGAATCTGGATGAGCTAAGGGAGAGAGTATCCCAAACCTCATATAGGGTAGAGATAGATGACTGCATAGATTTACCCCCAATGGAATTTAAATATCTTACCTGTGAGCTCACTGGGAAGGCGCTGAAGGCCTATAGGGAGTTATACAATGACCTATATACCCAGATACCCCTGGAGGCCTCCAGGAGCCGCTTAAAGGCCATTCTGAGGCAGAACTACATAGACTACTCCCCAGGAGAAGGATACCTGTCACTCCTATTAAAGGCCGAACCTTACATCAACGTCGCTTCCTGTGACCTAACCATTATTCAGCTGATAAGGTTACACCAGCTAACGGGGGGATTCCTAAAACTCGATAGTGGGGAAGTAGTTAGGCTGGGGGAGGATAAGCTAAAACTAGCCATAGAGTATCTTAGAGACAGAGCCCTCCCCACTGTGGTATTCTGTAATTTTGTAGAGGAAATAAGACTACTGGAAAGAGAATTCAAAAAGGCTTTCCCCCATAAGAGAGTGGTAAACTACCGAGACTCACAGAACAGGGAAAAGGTTCAGGAGGATTTCAAGAGAGGCAAGGTTGACATCATTATCCTCCAGATACACTCAGGAAGCACTGGCCTGAACTTTCAAAGAGCCAATGCTGTACTCTTTTACTCCACCAACCACAGTGGGGATGATTATAGTCAGGCTATATGCCGAATAAAGAGACCAGGGCAAGAAAACCAGATGGAGGTAGTATCCCTTCTCTGTGAGGGTACCATAGATGAGGATATAGCCAATAGTCTTAGGTCCAAGCTAAGATTGATGAAAGACCTTTGGAAAAAATCCTAGCTACCCATTTACAAACTCCCTTCTTTCTCTTATAATATAAACAAGGAGGAATACCTTATGAAATATGTAAAACATAAATACTCTAAGAGAGTATATAGGGTAATGAGGGACCACCATCCTGATAGACCCTACTTACTCTGTACTCCCTTTATCAGGGGGGTAAGTGAGAGGTCTCTGAGTCGATTCTTTACCCCTTTGGATGAAGGGGAGGAGACTAACACTCCCATAAGTGTAGTTAGTGAGCTGGAGTGGGAGAGGAGATTCCTAAGTGGAACTCAGAGAGTAGTGATAAGAGTACCTGATTTACCAAAGGAGGTAGGAGTACCCACCCCCAAAAGTAACTCGGGGGTTTACACCCTTTCACAGATATGTGAAGAGCTGGGGGTATCCCCATCTAAGGCTAGAAAGGCCCTTAGGTCCAAGAGACTAAAACCCCCATCTGGAAAATGGGAATGGGCAGAGAATGAAGTAGGACAAATAAAAGAGGTTCTAAGAAACCTTTAAGTAAGGAGGAAATCACATGAATAACAAGAGAATTAATCCAGAAATCAAAAGTAGAAAACCTATGGAGTTTCCCGCTACAGGGGAAAATCCCCCTTCTCCTGAGAACAGAAGAAGCCAAAAACCTAAGAAGCCCTTTTACAAAAGGTGGTGGTTCGGATTCTTGGTAGTTATGGCCATAGGTACCATTGGGGCTGGCATAGAGGACTCCAGAAACCCCTCTGGGGATACTTTACCCCCTTCCACAGAAATACCCCAGGAAGAGAGTATAGAGTCTCAGGAACCCCCAGAGAGCCTCACTCCAGATATTCCTGAGAAGGAAGAACCCACAACCCCTGAGGTCCCCAAGGAATATGAGGCAGCTCTGAAAAGGGCTCGGTCCTACGGAAGAATCTTCCACATGTCTAGGAATGGAATATATGAACAGCTCACCAGTGATGTGGAGGGTTTTACCCCAGAAGCTGCTCAGTATGCAATAGATAATCTGGATATGGACTATATGGAAAATGCTTACCAAAAAGCCAAAGACTATTTCGAAAAGATGAACATGTCCAAGGAGGGTATCTACAACCAGCTTACCTCATCGGCGGAAGGCTTTACCCCAGAGGAAGCTCAATACGCGGTGGATAAACTCTTCCAGAGTTAATATAAGTCTCCCAGAAACCTGGGAGATTTTTCTTGTTTTACCCATTTACAAATCTCGATTTTTCTCTTATAATATAACTGTAATCAAACAACACAAACCTTTCAAATATAGGAGGAAATCAAAAATGACAAACCTTATCAACATCGAACTGACCACACTGAAATCCACCGAACTCAAAGCTCTGGCAAAAGAATTCCACATCAAAAACTGGTGGCTGATGAATAAGAATAGCCTGGTAAGTGCTCTGGTAGAAATCAAATTGGAACAGGAAGACCAGGAAGCTGTAAGAAGAGCCAATGAAGAACAGAAGAAAGAATCTAAGAAGGCTGAGACCAAGGCAGAAGATAAGAATCAGGAGAACCTGGTTACTCTGAAGGACCTGGCTGATGAATTCAATATGAGGGGTGGAAAGGTTAGAAGGCTTCTTAGGAACGCTGCTATCTCTAGACCATATGGAGGAAACCGCTGGGAGTGGGATAAGGAACTCCACTGGGAAGAGCTCAAGGCAGCTAGAGAGTTCCTCAAAAAATATGCAAAATAGCTCAATAAAAAAGGCCCCTCCCGAAGGAGGGGCTAGTTTTGTTTATTTCTTATTGATTAAGTCAATGATTCTCTGGTCAATCGGCTCCAGTTTATTGTAAACAATGCTTGAATAAAACAGGGGGGAGCCATTCGGGGTACACAATAAGTAGAACCCATCTTTTACATTCGATTTGGCAAAAATTCTGTAGCTTTCGTTTTCCTTTACCTCAAAATTGAACGAATTGCTTACAATCATTTTTGGAGTTGCTCTTTTTGCTTCGATAGTTGTAGCATATCTTGAGTTAGGTACTTCTGTAAATGACCTCCTGGGTTATTGTTCCCGAATCAAACTTACTGGGTACATAGCTTAAACCTAACAAAAACAGTGTTCCACCCGTTAGGTTAGGGTCTTTTTGGTCTATTTCTTGAATGATAAAGGATTTATTCTGTAAATTGGCATAAACATATGTACCCCCCTTGTGTTTAATATCCCCAAACCAAAAACTTTCTTTGTCATATTTTGAGTTGTATATCTCATCCGAGCCCAGTATAGCCATTATCCCTTCCTGGGAGATATCAGACTTGGTGCTTAAATCCGCAACCCCACCTAAATTGGCTATCCGGATAGACCCGTCTAAGCTTTGTACTTTTGTTGCCTCAAAGTCTTGTTTCAGATTCCCATCAACAAAAGGTAGTTTTGATTCAGGGGCATCTGGAATAACCTCTACCCTTCCACCTCCCGAATCTTCTAGGGATGCTCCCTTGAAATTGAGTGCTTTTACTCCTAAAATAGCAGTATCTTTCTCATCAGATACAGTAAGAGCATATTCTTGAGTACGTTCATGACCATACCAGCCATATGAACCTCCATTACTTATGGGAAGCCAAAACCCATCATATCCGGTATCTAAAACCTCCACAGGTGTATTTGCCCCATCCAATAAATCCCCAGGAGAGGGCTGAAAAACCAGTTTCCCCCAGTAACTCCAGGGGAGCGAATTATTTCTACCATAATTATTTGGCCTCTTGCCACTGGAGGCAATCTTTGTGTAATCACTTGATTGCTTATAGTAAACTGATACACTAACAATAGAACTTTTGGGTCAGTAAAAGGTTCTTTTGTTAAGTCTACTGCTTCTATTTCTTCATACCTGTTTGTATAGAATAGGGATTTGATTTCTTCTGGAGTCATACCCTTAGTCGTATCATGTATGCCCTTTGATAGAGCGATAAAAGCGGCACTTTGTTTTAAACGATTGTTGAAGGCAGTAGGGCTGTCGTACATATTGATTGCATTTGTATTGCTCTTTAGCTCTTTTCCTACATCGGTAGCAGCTACTTTCTCGCTTAATTTCATTAGTTTTACATCAGCGAGGTCGTTTTGGGCAAAGTCCATAGTTTTAAGAAGGTTTTTGAGACTTTCTTGGTTTATGTTAGATAGGTCAGCCTTCAAAAGGTCGTCTCTTGGGGTTGCTTTAGAGATAACCTCTTGACCGCCTTGCATTTGGTTTTTATCCACCTTTATCATACCTGCATAGGTGCTTATGCCCGCAATAGTTACAGTGATGAGGACTGTACCATGGTCTCTCACAAGGTCTGCCCACTTAGTAACCTTTACAATATTAGTATCGGGAGTGAAAGACACTATTGAAGCAAAGTCGTCGTGAGTACTGTCCATACGGTATATGGTGCTGCCCTCTTTTTGTAATCTACAGCGCAATATTATCTCAGCACCAGTGGGGATATTTGCAGGAACGGAATTATCAGTCAACTCCAGGTCAATAATGTACCGGTTATTCCCCTGCAAATATTGACCAGTGGAGGGCTCATTGAGCATAGAGCTATCAAGGGAGATTTTTCGTACTTGTTCAACACCGAAATTTGTCATACGTTTTCCTCCTTTAGAGAGGGGGCTTATAGCCCCCATTTAAGTTTGACTAAGCTCGGAAATAGTCTTTGATTGCTTTTACTACTGCTTCTGGTACACCTTCAACCTTTGGAAGGTCCAAGTGAAGCATTGGAGACTTATCTTCATAGAACCATGGAATGTCTCTAACCTCTTCCAAAGGGATTGTTACTGCACCCATAAAGGATGGGTTAATTTTGAGAAGCTTAAGTTGATGCTTGTAGAAGCCCTGAGCCCTGCGGCTTTCAGTAGAATCTCGATTGATTTCTTTGCCCAAACGTTCTTTGCTGAGCCCCTTTATTTTTGTAGTCTTAACTTTACACTGGGAAGCTTCTCTTACAAAGATTGTGTAGTTTGGTTTTTCCTGGGAAATGCCCCAGTAGTCCGCATAGTACTCAGGAGCGTTTAAAACAGATACATTGTTAAAACCCCCAGACTTAAGGGCTGATACAATACCCTTAGCCGTTTGGTTGTCCCCGTGGTTAATCACGAGTACTTTTTTGTTACCATAGTATACATTGAGTCCCATAAAATACCCCCACTAATTATTTTTGTGATAGGCCCAGTAACACTAGAGCCAGTATAGCTCCCCCCAGAGTCCCCCCCAGAGTGGTGATTATAGAGCCTGATAGTTTTTCCCACCACATTACGGGTTTGGTTTCCAGCTTATAGATTCGACCCTCATGTAAATCCTGAGTCTCCTTGGTAGTCCTGATATCATCATCATGACGTTTTAGGATGTCACCCATTTGAATAGAGAGCTTGACTAGGTCATCCTGGTCTCTTTCCAACTTATCCAGTCTCTCATAGTCTCGGGAGAACCTTTCATCATACCTCTTCAGGTCTGCCTCATATACCGATTTAGTTACTGGCTCCATAAGATTCCCCCTGAGTTATATTGTGTTCAATAGCACCTCCCCCAACATATCGCTTAATGTCTTCGTTGGATTCAATCTGCGATTTAAGCGTTTTGAGGGCTACATCTACCCAAGCCGAAAAGATACAAAAGGGGAGAATGTACTTAATGATGGGGAATTTTTCCACCGCCCAGTCATAAACCCTCCTGAGCTTGAGCTCCCCTGTTCCCGAGCCTAATTCATTTTCGGCTTTGGCAACAGCCCACTTTAGCCATTCCTTGACGTTACCAGTCAAAACCATAAGGGAGGTAAGAACCCCCAGAGCCAACACAGTACAAACAATCTGAGCTACGTTTTCCATGAATCAAACCCCCTATACTCTCTTCTTAACAAATCCTGGGTAACCCTTTTTCTCCAGGTCCTTCTGAGTAACTGTAGCATCGGAGGCCCGGGAGAATTTACCAACATAAACGAGAGTCATGCCATTTTCAACTTGTTTAAATACGTTGTACCCTCTCCCTTTGAGCTCTTCATAAAGAGACTCAGCAGAGCTTTCGAGCTTAAAAGCCCCAACCTGAACGGAGTAAGGGTAATTAGTTTTATCAGGGACCGTAACTACTGGAGCAGTGCCCCCTGTATTTGGGTTTGGTTTGATACCGAAGTAGTCCATAACCCCTAGAGCATAGAGAGCCCCATAGGCTCGCTGTTTATCCTTTGTGTTATAGTCCAGACTATCATTGCTGTCCACAAAAAACCCCTCACAGAGGACCGCAGGGGCCCGTACCTCCCTGCACCAGCCGAAGTAGTCAGTTCCAGAGGAATTGAGTTTGGTCTTCATACCCCTAGATTTCTGTCCAGAGGACTTTACTCTATCCTCAATGCACTTAGCCAGTTTCATGGACTGTGGCTTATACTGATTTGTCTGGTAGTATACCTCAAACCCATCCCCGCCCCCAGCATTGTTATGAACCTCCACAGCAATGTCGGGTTTGAAAGCATTAGCTTCCCTAATCTCTTCATAGAGTGGGTCATCTTCTTCACGAGTTCGGGATATACCAACAGTGAACCCATACTTTTCAAGCTCCTCTTTGAGACCCAAAGCCATCTGAAGATTTGCCTCAGACTCTTTGACATACTTGACTGCCCCAGGGTCTTTACCTCCATGACCTACACCAATGAAAACCCGTTTACTCATTTTCGTTTTCCCCCTTACATACCAAAGACTTCATGTTATTTGCTTTCAAATGCTGCTTAATAATTTGGTTGCAGCATACTGCCAAAGAAGCTAAAACCCCCCCTTGTCCGATACTTACAGAGATAAGTATGGCCCATTCAATCCATCCAGTAGGGTTGTTTTGGGAAAGCCCTACCAGACCAGAAAGGGCAATACCTACTACCACAAGAATGTTGGGTATCAGAGTGTTATCAATACGAATAGATTTCTTGATACAATGACCAAGAATATAAAGGCAGGGCACAAACCATACCAACTCTGGCTGAAGGTACTCTTTTACAAGCATATAGATTTCATCCATCATTCTACCTCTTTCCACCATCTTTCGTCTGTACCTGGTTCGGTTGTGTTGTTAGGTATCTGGGAGATATACCGTTTACCATTGTGGGTTATTTTAGCCCCAAGGGCATAAGCATCGTGAGCTCCGGTTGGCTGAACCCATTCTGGGTATTCATCTGCTGGGTCTTCGGGGTCACTAGGGTCTCCCCCACCTCCTTCTTCAACAGGGGTAAGCATAGCAGGAACGTCCTTTGGATGGAAAAGCAGCTCGGTTGGGTTTTCATAAGTACCCGTAATGGATTTATACACAACCCCTTCATCCCTAACAAGCATATCTTTGAAGATACCCATATTGTATACATAAGGGTAAACCCCATCAGCATCAGGCTTGGGTCTTGCTCCATAAAGAGCTTCTGTACCCGTAGAGAAAGGAGGGAAAATATCCTGAGAAGTGAGTTTTGCCTGCTTCACGTACCCGGTCATACCCTGATAGACGAAGAGATTGTTTCTCACATACTGGGTATTTGGTTTCCATTCCTCTGAGTCCCCGATGAACATCCCCGCAGTTGGGGGAATAGAGTCAGAGGGCTCAGTGATGAACCTCTCCCCTGTCTCTATAAGGGTATCAACGTATTTTACAAGACGCTCAGCGTCTTTCAAAATATCTGACATTACTTGAGCACCTCCTGAGTCCTATCGTAGTATGCTTTGTAGTCAACAACTTCGGTCTGAGCTTTCACAAGTTTAGCCTCAAGTTCCTGTTGTTTATCATACCAGGTTGTAGTTTTTGGGATTTCCACATCGAGTTTAGCTATCCCATATTTTTTGTCCTTATCGTAAGGGAAAAGGGCTACAAATACAGGCTTACCATTCTCCAATCCCGAAAGGGTCCGGCTTTGCTTGTTTTCTGGGGATTTGGCTTTTACTACAGGAATATCTATTGCTGTACCATCGGTTGGAGAAGTGGGGACATGGTCTGTGCTATACACAAGAGTAGTTCCGGTCTGTACAGGGTCACCGCTGTCTTCCCAGTTTACTTCCATAGAGGTGTTTTTTGGGATTAAAGATAATTCAGAGGCTTGTGATGGGGAAGGGTTGTTTGTATTTCCTCTGGAAATGTAAACCTTGGCGGCTGAACCATTAGTAGCTGGAAGGTGTTTCATGCTTCCCTTATATGGCCTATATCCACCAGCACCCCTACCACCATTTATTGTTATCGTTGTATCTCTGTTAATTTCAATAGTATTTCTTCCACCATCACCACCATATATATCTTCTTCAAATGGTGTCCCTGATAATTTTTGTCCATAAGCTCCATTTGCTCCGGTGTTATTCAGTTTATTTCCCCCCGAAGATGTTCCCCCTGTTCCACCTATTCCAGCACTTGAACCTTTACTTCCTGCTGCCCCACCATTTTTTCCAGAATTAGCAATTATGTTATTGCCATTAAAAACAACACTAGTTTTTTCATTGGTTATAGTAATACTTAACTTGTCACCCTTGTGTAAGGGAACTTCACTCCTTGCATGACCCCCGCATCCACCACCGCCACAAGTAGCCATACCATAACCATCTGAATTCTCTGAGGTTGCTGGTGAACCACCATTTCCACATTTCCCAATTGCATCAATTCTAAACCATCCATCTTCTGGTATTTCATACTCGGTAGTACTTGGTATTTCCACACAGTTAAGATACCCTGTTGGTTCCTCCGGGAAATCAAAATGATACACTTCACTGTTTACACCGCCCCTTGTACCACCTTCAGCACTAAGGGTAAATACAGCAAAGTAATAATCTGTACTCTGTTTGAGGTCTCTGGCAGTACAAGTTTCGTTTGTACCTCTGAAGATTTCTGTACCATCTGATAGCCCAGAAGGGGCAGAACCCTCTTTCTGAATTACCACAGTGGTGTGATAGAGCGGGTCTGAGGTAGGGTTTTTCCAAGTAAGGACCGGGTTTGCACCACTCCCAGTCACTTGAAAGTCGGTGACTTTAGCTGGACCAACAGCTGGCGTAGCTTCTACAAAAGAGCCATCCACGAGAGTCTGATACTGACCCTTTTCGTTGAAGGGGAAAAGCCTGATATAGTGCTTAGTATCATTTACCAACCCTGTAAGAGTGGCAGATTCAACCTTTCCAACCTTAGTCTGAGTACCATCAGTAGGCTTTGTGGGTATGTGGTCCGTGTTGTAGGTAATCAAGATACCAAAGAGGTATTCAGAGATAGGGTTTTTCCAGCTTAGGTTGATTTGAGTGTTCAAAGCCGCAGCTCTGAGGTCAGTTACCATCGGAGGAAGATTTTCATTGACCCCTCCAACACCACTCATAAGAGCAGTTCCATATATGCTAGCCAATTACTGTACCTCCTTTAGATTGAATATTGTGCACTGAACCTCTATGTTAGAATCGGGTTTCTCCTTGGTTACAACATAGAGCTGACCAGAGCGGTTTTCGGGGACTATTGGACTAACTACCCTAAGAAGGTTGTCCACATCGGCGGCGAGATTTACTTGCTGAGTTGGGGTAATAGATACCGAAGATAACTGCTGCTCAAAGTTCCCTGAGGAGGTGGTCCAAGAGTCTACAGAGAGGGTGACCACCTGGGTTTTTGTTTCAGTTTTTTCATCCCAGCTTGTTACATCCTCTTGAGAAATCCCATCCAACACAGTTTTGTTTGAGTGGGTGTGCTTATCGGTTACAGCCCCATTCCACTTCTGACGCTCTGAATCGGTTATGTGAATTTTGTTATCCCGGGTATGTTGACCAAGGGTTTCATTTACCTTCTCAGCTGCTCCTGAGGCATCAAAATCGCTTGCCTTTTTACCAGAGTCCACAGGCTTGCCGTTCTCATCGAACATTACAAAATTGTCTTTTGTCTGAGAGTTCGGGGTTTCCCATTTGCCTGTATTTAGGTTATTGATATTGGCAATAAGAGTCTCATAGTCTTTGTTTGTGAAGTTTCTCCCTACAAGCTCCCCAGTCTGCCATTCTTTAGCAGTGCCTTCAACCCCTCTACGACATCCGCTGAGAGTATCGCTTGTCATACCCCCATAGTAAATGGTCTCAGCCTGTTCATCCGTACCTATGGTTGCATAGTTTGGAGCTTGAGGAAATCCGGATGTACTGTCCACTTTAATGGTGGTATCTCCCGTCCCTATATCCTCCACAAGGGAAGCTACAGGAGAAAAGGCTATACCTTTATACATAATCTCTAAGTCCATTATATTCCTCCCTTATACAGTAGCATCGCCACGGCTCTGAACAAAGCCTTGAACCGAAAGGGCTATGCTTACATATGCTAGGTCATTTGGTCTTACCTCTACAGTTTGCCATCGTCCTCTTGGAATTTTACCCGTGTCATCTGTGAGTAGATGGGTGAGGTCAATTTCCCCAGAAGTAGAATCAAAATCCCCCTTCTTGACCCCGTTTACATATAACTCAAAGCTCTGGGAGCTCCTGAATCGATAGATGCCAGGCATCATTTCATGGGTGTGGGATGGAATTTTGATTTGGTGGCTATGCCCTGGTATGGTTATGCTAAAGCTTTGACCTGGAATTGTTACGCTTGAGCTGCTTCCAGGGATGTCGATATGAATGCTTCTGGAGGGGATTTTGATACTAAAATCCAACCCATGATAATGGGATTTGATTTCATGTCTGTGCCCTTCTGCTTCCTGAATAGGTCTGCCGAATACAAAACCGGAAGTCCAGAAAGCGGGGTTGGTAGATTCATCATTTAAGTCCACACTGATACTGCCTATATCCACAGTTGTAGAGGTAGATTGGGATGGGATATCGACTGTAGTGCTCTGGGAATTGGTGCTTACCCTTTGAGAGCTTGCGCTCACCGACAGGGTTTGGTCTACACCACCATTGCTTGATGAGGTTTTTACAAACCCCCTAAAAGCTTCCATACGAATTTTACATAGAACTTTGTTGATTATTCGCATCTGGTCGGGGATGAAGAAATCCATAACCAATCCACCATCACTGGAAGCGTTATTCTGTAAACTCTGTGAATAAATCTGAGTAGCTCCCTGAGCATAGGTCATCTCAATTCTTTGTCGGTCTGCTAAATCTGCCACAGATTCGGCTATATCGGTGGGTTTATTGGCTATGGTAAGAGTACAATCTACGCCCTCACTGGTATACTGGTGTTTTACCCCTATGACATAGGTTTTGTAGTCAATGCCATCCCCAATCAGTTTGACTATCTTACCGAGTTGAGCTTTATTGAAGAAGGTAGAGTCTATTTCAGTGAACTCCACATCATATTGAACAATGGGCTCCTGAAGCTCATTTAGCATAGCCCTGGCTGCTTGCATTAAACTTTCGGCATTCTCATACCTCCTATCAACCCAAAGACGAGTCTTAAGACCATACCGGTCTATATACTCCTGTGGGCTATCAATGTAGGGTTTCCCATCATTGATGTCTGCAAAGGTAAGAGAGTTTACTCCTTCCCCATATCCATGAGCATATAGTCGTGTACAGATAGAGGAAGGGTCAGATTGTTTCTTGAGGGAGATAACATTCTTACCCTGTCTTACATAAAGTTCTGGGTTTTTGTTGGTATCCAACTTCCTAAGATTCACTGTCCATGGGAAGGTGGTGGTATCATACTCCCACATATAGGGCTCAGTAAATTGATTAGGTATGGAGAATAGTGCTGAGAGTAGACTCTCATGACTCCACCCATACTCAAATTGTCGAGAGAATTCACAAACTCCGAGAACCCAGCGTTTTGTGGTCTGTCTATCCAAAACAAACTTAATTACATCGGAAGTATATACCCCAATATTTCCTACCACAAAGTCTCCATACATAAGGTCATCAATAAGGGTAGCTATTACGTGTTCGCACTCAAAGCTTAACTCCCCATAACTATGAATGTCATGAGCCGTAGGTAGTATGCGGTAAAATACTCCATTAAAGTTTACATAGAAGAAGGGTTGACAATACTTGGCCTTAGGGTCATTTGCGGGTAGAGAGAAGTTTAGCTGAAAGACCTTATTAAGCTCGAATGAGTCATTTACATTGTAAGCATTTTCAAGTATAGCAACCTTCTTTAGATTTAGGTTATATACCTCTATCATTACAAGTACCTCTCATTGTAAAGAATTCGGCCCTCAAGCTCACCACCAGTACCAGAATCAACTTGAAGAGTAACCACATCCCGGTCTAGAAATACCCAATCACCTTCCTGAAGATGGAGAATGTTTTCACCATTTAGGAATAAGTCATAGGTATCACTTCTAATCTCAAGAGTTCCCCCGGGGGGTATGGTTACACTGGCCTTGAATACAATATTCTCCAGCACCACTGTGGATACGTTGGAATTAAGAATGTCAGTTAGTGTATGAGCTACAACCAAGTTCTTAACCACATTGGTGGTGTTTTTAAACAGTGTGGAGAAGGATTCTGAGAAATGGATGTCCTTTCCCACATAGGGTTTGCAAACCAGGCTATCAGTTAAAGGCTCAACCACCCCAATGTTTTTAATAAGGGAAGAAGTACCATTAAGGGAGGAATCCCCAGAAAAGGTCACTACCACTCCCCCTATTATATCAACGTTGGAGTTTAAGAAATCCTGAGCATTGAATTCCATGGGTATGGTGGGAGTGAGTGTAGCTGTACCACTCACCCCATCAAAATAGGTTTCCACTATGGGAACCAATAGACCAAACCCCACAAGACCCTTCAGGGAGTCTCTAAAATTTGAGTTAATTGAAAACTCCCTTACTGAGTCAGACCTCAGAGAGAACCGTAAATGTCCGAATCTTGAACCAAACATTAGTTTATCGCCACCTTTATAGCACCTTCAGCGATGGTAGGCATATACCCCTTCTTGATTTCTTTAAATAGCTGAGTAGTTCCAGGTACCCCATGCTGTGGTAGGTCGGTTGAAATTCACCTGGTTTGTGTTGGAAGATTCCATCTGACCAGATTCTGCTTCCTTTGGGTTGGAGAAGGTCAGGGGAACCCGGGCATAGTTTGCACCAGAGAGCTCTGCACCACCTTCATCGGGGTTTCCATTGAACAAAGCGAAGTGAGGGTTTACCCCATTGATATTCTGTCCACGGAAGACGTTTAAAATCTTAGTTTTGAAGGACCTGGAAAGATTCTGGTTGAAGTAGTACACAACCTCTTCGGGAAGCAGTACGGGAGCCTCATTCTCATTGATTACCAGTTCCTCTGTGAGCTTTCCATAAGCCAGCATGTTACCAGCCACCTTGCTATCGTGGATACCGATGTAGGTAACCGTACCAGCATTGATGCTGGAGGTTGGGAAGGTAATCTGAGTATCGTTCTTAATACCAATACCCCCAGACTCTGCTGCAGGGGCAGTGAAGGTAATGGGCATACGAGAATATCCACTGTAAGACAACTCAACCCCTGCGGCCCCTGTCTCGGTTGGGTTATTGATATAGAGACCAATGAATACCTGAGAAGGAGCTGTTAGAGTAATGCCTTTCATAACGTTCAGAATGGCAGTCTCAAAATAGTTAGTAGCGTACAAAGTTTATCCCTTCTTTCTCTTTATGGCAGTAATGGTTATGTTGCTGACCCCATAGGCATTAGCATTATGCAATGTTATGAGAGTGGGGGTCTTTGCAGTACCCCCATAGTCAATGTCATTAGGACCTACTTCTACCGAAAAGTCTTTTGTTTCAGTATAGGCAAAAGGCTCACAAGTCATAGTAAGAGTAAACTCTAACCACAAGCGGTCGGCAATGTCCGTTACCTCCGTGGGGTCAAAGAGTTCGGCTATATAATACTTATCAGGCTCATCC